CGCTGGAGACCGGTGCGACCGGCCCGTTTCCAGCGCCCTCGCCACGGCCTTCGTTGCCGGCGTCGGACTCCCCTTCGCTGGCGCCGGCGGCGATCGAACTCGCCGGCGTGGCCTCCTTCCTCTGCTGCGCGGTGTTCGAAGCGGGTGCGATGACACCCGCGTCCAGGTAGGCCGCCACGTCATCGGGCTTCGCGTCGAACTCGAACGGCGGCTTGAGCACCGACTTGCCGGACTTGAAGGGCGTCTGCACGCGGTAGCGCTGGGTTGACATGGTCAGCTCCTGGACTTGAAGAGAGGGCCGGGCCTCACGGCCCGGCTCCGGTGCTGCGATCAGGCGGGCGGCGATCAGGCCGGCGCGGCGCCTGCGTTCTGGATCAGGTAGCCGGCGGTGATGCCGCTCAGCACCGGCGAGCGATCGGCCTGCACCGGATAGATCCAGCTGTTCGCGTTGCGGTCCTCGTAGGGCTGGCGCACGAGCGGCATGCCGGTGATCGAGTACGTGTAGCCGTAGCTCGGGCGCGCGGCGCTGCGGCGATTGCTGCCCATGGCCGGGGCCACGTAGGCGACGATCACGTCGTCACCCCAGACGTCGCCGAAGTCATCGTTCTGGCCGGTGGCGGCCACGGCCTCGCCGACCACCACGCGCTCGACGTTCCAGAGCTTCGCGAGGATCTCGGTGGTGACCGCATCGCGGCCGGTGTACTTCAGCCGTTCCAGGATCGACTCGTTGAACTCCAGCGCCGCAAAGGCGCTGGCGGACAGCGCGATCAGGTTCGGGCGCACGCCGATCGACGCGCGGATTGCTTCCTTCGCGGTGCTGATGTCGGCACTCGGGTCGGCGGTCGAACCGCGCCAGCGGTTCTGTCCGACCAGGGCGACCTTGTGGTCGTTGTCATAGCGCGCCGCGTCGCGGGCGAGTGCCGCGCAGTCGAACTCGTGGTCGAGCTCGACGACATCGAGCACCACGTCGACCGCGTCCGAGGCGAGGTCGATGCCAGGCACGGCAGCGGCGTCGGTGCGGTTCTCGTTGGGCACCACCGCTTCGAGCGCGCTCGGCACGATCGAATAGGGCTTGCCCGCATAGCCGAAGGTGATGCGCTTGGTGGCCGCGCCCGGGGCGCGCTTGGTGTTGTAGCGGCGGAAGCTTTCCTTGCTGAACTCGATCACCTGGCCGCCGTAGCTGGCGACGTTGACGACCGGGAACAGGAAGGCACCGATGTTGCCCGGGCGCACGAAGCCCTGGGCGTGGGTGGTCAGGATCGGATCGATCAGGCGGGACTGGGCGAGCGTCTGCTGCGTCATGGTGGAACCTCGATAGAGACAGTGCGGTGGTGGCGCGGCGACGCCGCTGTTGGGCTGGTCGCTGCCCGGCGTTAGCCGGTAGCGCCGTTCGAGATGAGCAGGACTTCGATGCGGTCACCGTCCGCAGTGGCGGCCTGCAGGGCCTGGGCGACGGTCACGCCCGTGGTGCGGGTGATCGCCTTGCCGGTGGTGCCGACCTGCAGGTAGGCACCTGCGGTGATGGCGGCGCCCGCCGTGACGACGGTGGTGCCGATCACGTCGACCGCCACCCGATCGCCGATGGCGGCGTTGGTGTTGGTCACGCCGAAGGCGTTGGCACCGGCCGCGGGATAGGCGCCAGCCGCGGTGGTGAAGCGCTCGGCCGCGAGAGCTGCGGTGGCGATCGCCGTGAGCGTGAGCAGCGGAATCTTCTGGGACATGGCAATGCGCTCCTGGCGCGGGGTTGGATCGGTGCTGGGTGTGGGGCGCGATCAGCCGCTGACGGCCTTCACTGCCTGCAGGTAGGTCGTGTTCGGGTGCTGCTGCTGGTAGGCGAGCGCGCGGGTGTGGATCGCCATGCCGGCGGCGTCGACCGCCTGGCCCGGGGGCGCCGCGAAGTCGACAGCGGCGGGCGCGGTGCCCGCGCCGGCCTTCTCGCGGAAGTCCACACGCGGCGACAGCCCGCTCAGGAACTCGCGCAGCGCGTCAGCGGGCGCGACGGAGCGCGTGCCGTTGCCGTCCGCGGCTGCCAGGTCGATCGACTGGTCGACAGGCAGCGCCAGCAGCAGCGAGGTGACGGTCTCGACCTCGCCGGGTAGCAACTTGCCCGCCTGCACCAGGCTGGCGGCGAAGTCAGCTGCGTCGTCGAGACGCGCCTGGCTCTCGCGCTCGGCCAGCGCCTGTTCGCGCGCCAGCAGAGCGGCGGCCTGGTCATTGAGTTCGCGCTCGCGCGCAGCGAAGTCGACGGTGTTCTGTTGGGACACGGTGCTCTCCTCGGGCGCCGCGAAGGCGGGCGCGCTGGTCATGGGTTCGGGTTCGGGCGTGGCCGCTTCGTTGAGCGCGTCGATGTTCCAAGCCGGCACGATCAGGTCGGCGGCCTCGACTCCCTTGTCGGCGATCAGCCACTCACGCAGGCGGCGGAACACCGCGGCGATATCGCGAAAGGCCCAGCGGCGATCGCTCGCGAACTCGACCAGGTCTTCGCCGGCCGCGAACTGCACGTCGCGCAGGCCGGTGACGGCAGGCGGCTGCGCGCCCAGGAAGCCGACGTGGTTGAGGTAGTAGCTGCCGGGCTTCGGGTTGCGCGGCGAGGTCGGCGGCAGAAAGCTCGCCGAGCGCTTCTTGTAGGCGCCCTTGTTGACCGCCGACGCGAACGCGGGGTCAACCTGGTGCGCCTCGGCGATCAGCAGGCCGTTGTCAGCGCGCAGGCCGCGCACCCAACCGTAGGCGGGTGCGTTGAGCTTCGGGTGCCCGATGACGAGCGGCGCCTCGTGCTGCGCGGGGCTGTAGGACGCGGCCATGTCGGCCACGTCGGCGGGCGTGATCTCGTACTCGCGACCGTGCATGTCGATGTGTCGACCTGCGCGGAAGATCTCGATCTCGACGGTCTTGCTGGTGGGCTGGGTGGCGTCCATGGTCGCCATCCTCGGCAGCGCACCCGCGCCGGTAATCTGTCCGCGTTCCGAAGGTTCGCCGAGCTTGGCGATTCGCGCGCGCGAGGCTCACTCGACGATGTGCTGGCGGGCGCGGGATCAGGCCGGCGTGTGCACGCCCGGAAAAGCCGCTACACGCCCGACCAACCCGATCAGGCGATCCGTCGCCGCGCTTGAGCCCAGGTCGCGCTCACAGGCCCGCGCAGGCGGCCGGCGCGATCATCCGCCATCGGGGTCGAGATACGCGCCAACGAGGCGGCCAATCATCGCCTCATCGTCCGTCGACAGCCCGATGAAGGGACGCGCAGGCAGGCCGGGGTGATTCACGCCGCCGCGCATCACACCGTCGAAGGCCAGTGCCTTTTTGTTGCGCGGCTTGATCTTGTACGGGTCGGTGCCTTCCTGGTGCCAGCGCGCTTGCTTGGCACCGGCGCGGATCTCGACCCAATCCGGGCCCGACTGCGGCGAAATGTCATCGCGCGTGCGGCCGGTGTCGACCAGCGGTGTGCGGCCGCTGCCATCGGCCAGCGGCTCCCACGGCGTGCCGTCCGGCGCGATGCCGGTAGCGAAGCGGCGCTGGGTGCTCTCGGTCACCACTTCGCCGATATCGCGCATGAGCGGCGACAGGTCCTGCCCGCGACGCTGAAGCTCGCCGAACCAGGCGCGGGCTTTCGCGTCGTCGACCTCGATCTTCAGGAAGTCAGCCATGGTAGCTTTGGTCCCACGGGCCGGGCAGTGCCGCCCCCGGTGTAGCAGCGCAAGCCGCGATCCTTCCACGTGCCGGGCCAATCACCAACGCACGCAGGGAGCGCCGCAGGGCCGATTGGGGCGTCTGCGTGCAAAGGCACTTCATCCGCGCCCCCACACGAGCAAGCCGGACCGCGACGTCACCTGCGGCGCACGGCCGCGGAAGAAGTCGATCGAGCCCCAGCGCCCACCCGGCAACACCTCGGCGATCAGCGTCAGCGCCACCATCTTGCCGTCCTCGACAACCTCCACGCGCTTGACGTAGTAGCGGCGCAGGCCCACGCGCCCCAGCTCGTTCTGCGCGAAGTTCGCCCAGATCTCGAACGGCGCCTCGATCGTCTCGCGCAGCAGCGGCAGGTAGCGCTCGCGTCCGTCCAGGCGCTTGGGCTGCTCCAGCCAGTGATCGACCACCTGGGGCGTGAGAAACACCTCCGCGCCCGAAGGATCGCGCAGCGACTCAACACCGCCATAGAGTTGATTCCAGTCAGCGCGAACAGCGTCAGGGTCGCGCGGTGCTTTGGGCAGCGGCGAGGCCACTGCACGGTCGGTCGGCAGCGCGTCCGGCCGACCCCACTCCTGGTGCGGCTTCGCCGGCAGGGCCTGCCACTTCTGCTCCAGTCGCTTCGATAGGTCCTGGTCTTCGACGTAGCGGCCGTTCGCTGCCTCGCCCACGTTGTAGGCCCACTCGGGCGGCGGGTCGTTGCGCACGCCAGGCGGCGGCTCGTCGGGCCTGCGCCCTTCCGCGCGCAGCCTCGCCGCCGACACGCCGGTGACCGAGCAGCGGCAGCCCCAGCCGTTGGGTGGGTAGTGCGTCTTCCACCAGGGGTCGTCGGTCGCAATGATCTTGCCGTCCCACGCCTGGTGGCTCTCGCGCGGATTGGCGACGGTGTTGTGCTGGTACTTGAGGTAGGGGAACGACTTCAGCGTTTCCCAGCGGCCAGCCTGGTATGCCGTGCGCAGGTTCGTGTGGTAGATCACCGACGTGCGCCAGGCCTCGCCCGCGGCGGTGCCTTCACCGGTCCAGCCGGTCCAGCCGTTGCGCGCAACGATCTCACGGAAGCGGGCGCGGAAG